GACCACCTTGCTTTCTGCATTACAGACCACCTCTGCGTACCCGTTGCAATTCCATACGACCATTTGGGTTTGTTACAAGCCCCTATCTACCTACAATGCTAGGCTCCTGTGCAGTTCTCATCCATCAATGCCCTGGCAAAGTCGATGATGCTATCAGGTGCAGTTGGCCTCGCCTTCAACCACAGTTCTAGGTCTTGACTGAGCATTTGGTCTTGAACCTGACACATTGCTATCAACTCAAATCCTTTTAAATCTAAATCATTTATTAATTTATCTTTAAAAAACACACTTCTATATACCGATTGGACTATAGCCTCGCAGTTGTTATGATCCACTATAACTGGTGCCATAGCCTTTCCGATCACTTCCAAGGCCTTACCCTTAACTGGTAGTTTAATAGTCTTACGGGCTTGTTTAGACCCCTTGCTGAGCATCTCTGCCATGAACTTCTCCTCTTTGTTAATCATATCTGGACTTCTGGACTCTTCATTTACTAAAGCTATCGCATCTAGTTGATTGATAGACTTGTTATATATAACTCTTGTGGTGGCTGTGTGGCTGTGTTTGCCACCTTTCACTAAGGTCTCAATATATCCAAGCTCTCGGAGTCTAACAACTTGATTAGATATATATCGTGAGCTAGTACTGAGGTCTTTAGCTAAGCGCTGCTGTCCTACCCAAGTAATCCCAGCCCGATTGCAGTAACTACATATCAATGCCAGAACTCGTACGCAGCCCCCACTTAATCTTCTATCTGTCAATGCTTTGATGGGCATCACAGCGATCTGCCGCTGATCTGGTGGCGCTGCCTTTAGCTTTACTTTGGGTTTGGTAGGGATTTGGAAATTTGGTTTATCCCCGGTTAAAACCTTCATAGAACCTCACCCGTATATATGTACGGGATATCTCTTTTCAGAGAGCATCTATCGTTTATCGCCTTGTCTGGGTTATTCACCTCCGCGGAACTGGACTCGATGCTTGGTAGCATGAACTTTCCCCACGATTCGACTGCGTTTATCTGAGTCTGACGATGCATCATTCTCAAGGGCTGGGTTATGGCCCCGTTCAGACAGTCTATACGCATATCCATAGAAAAGTAAATAGGGTTTATACGAGGCTTGGTGGCAACTGAAAATGCGGTATCTCATTACTCCACCAAGAGTATCCACACTCCTTACACACTCTGCGTCTACAGACCCAATTGTTGAACTCATGTGGCCTGGTCTCGGCTACCTTGATGTCCTCGCTATCGCACTCTTCATTGATACAAATCATTTTGCTTGTGCCTTTTTATTAAACTCTTCTACCTCTTTCCACCAAGCATCTGAATACTTTGCTGGCTTTGGTTCTTGTAACTCCATAGCCTTGTTAAACTTGTCTTTCCAGTACTCTATTTCTTCTTGTTGTTTGCGTAGCATGGTAGCGGCTTGTTCTCTTGTTCCGCCTTCCCAATGTCCTTGGTTTAACTTATCAGCTAGTTCATTTGCGTTCATTCTTTGTTCTCTCGGTTGTATATCTCTAACATGGCATTGCGTAGTGCGTTGTAGCCAGATTGGCCACGCAGCTCTGCCACTCTCGAAAGGTGCAGTTGCCGGGTCTTTCGAGTTCTAAATCTCTTGAGCGTGGATTTAGCCTCCGCATACAGGCGGTACTCTTCCGAGTAGTTTCCGACTGTCTGGCCATTAGGCAAACGAAGTAGCCGCCGTCCTGGATGAAGTTGACCACAAGCGAAACATCTAAGCCTGTCCTCATCTACTTCTTTTCCCTCTCCTGTTTGCGCTCCCAGCAATCCTTGCACATCCATCTCTTTTGTCTTTTGTTTGCGCTTACTATCCATGCTCCATTCCGATAATCTTTGCCCATCTGACAGTTACTGCACCAACGCTTGCCGGTGATTGAACTGTCAGCCTGTACGGCCTTTGTGTACATATCATTTTCATGGCTCATTGCCGGTCTCCAATGTCTCAATCATTACTCTGGCTTGGCCACCTTTAAATGCTCCATTACCGCGATACACATTGATCTGATCTATCTGCTCATCGTCATCGAATACGCCAGCATCTTGCAAGCTATCTAACAAGGCCTTGACGCGGTTATCAATATCGTATTTGCGCTTGTCCTTGGGCCACAAAACAACCTCAAGGTATAGCCTAGCAGATCCCAATTTGGGAGCGTTTGACTCGGAGATGTAATCAGCTACGGCTTTCTTGTATTCGCGCCCTTGCTTACTCATGTAGGTAGCATGAGCGCCGCGTCTGTAGTAAGTATTGACGCTGGGCGGGAATGGCAGAGTAAGAACTATCATGCAAGCATCTGTGTAAGACGCTGGCTTAGATCTCCTTGCTTGCCGAGGGATGCCCTCAACTCCTCGTTAATGATGCTGGCTATGGTTTTCTTTCGCGCTAAGGCAGTCTGTTCTAACAATGTTCTAACATCTGGGCGCAGTCGCACTAGGAATGGTTTTAGTTCTGACATCTTTTCTCCTGTTTATAGGCACCGGGTGGCAAGTCTTTTTAGTCGTTCGTCTGCGAGTACTTGAGCTGAATAGTGTCAATACCACCCGATATCTGTGAGCATACAGTATCACTACCAGTAGCGCAATAACTAGGGTAAACACCTAGAAATTAGTTGAAAATAAGTGTTGTAAAACTACATATAGTCCTTGACGGGTACTTTGACTGTGGTAAAGTCACATCTAAGCGATATCGCTTTTAACCACCCAGATAGAGGAGTTAACAATGAAATACAAATTAAATATCAAGCGTGATGTAGATGTATGTAGCAGTAGGTTTAGCGACCTTACAGACTATATGCTTAACCTACCAAATGGTTTTAGGTTCTCAGATGAAATTGTCCATATTCGTGGATTTGATTCAATGGCAGAACTAAAACAAGCCGCCAAACAAGATGTTATTCCATGCAGTTGCAAGGATTGCACCCAATAATTAAATGCCCCTACGGGGGCAACTAACTACCCAGAAAGAGGAGTTAATCATGTTCGTAGCCTACTACCGAGTATCAACTTTACGTCAAGGCCAATCAGGCCTTGGTCTTGAGGCCCAGCAATCAGCAGTATCACAGTACTGCGCTGGCAAAGAAATAATTGCAGAGTTTACAGAGATTGAGTCAGGCCGCAAGGCTGACCGACCACAGCTGATGGCCGCCTTGGCATTAGTTAAAAAGAATAAAGCTACATTAGTCATTGCAAAGCTAGATCGCCTTGCCCGTAATGTTCACTTCATCTCTGGCCTGTTGGAGTCTGGCGTGCAGTTTATTGCAGTTGATATGCCAGAGGCTGACCGCGCATTTTTACAGATGGCCGCGGTATTTGCTGAGTGGGAGTCAACCAAGATACGCAAACGCACTAAAGAGGCTTTAGCAGTTGCTAAAAGTCGCGGTGTTAAGTTAGGCTCACCAACCCCACAGAACGGCTCACAGGCTGGTTTAAAGGTCATCAGCGACCGCTGTAATGCTCATGTTAAGAAAGTAGCGCCATCACTTCAAAGTATCCTCGCTCAAGTTGGTTCCAACTTGCGTGATGTAGCCGCAGAGTTGCAGTTACGCGGCATCAAGACCGCCAGGGGCAATGAGACCTGGCACCCAGCCCAAGTAGCACAACTAATCAGGAGAGTTAACTATGCAGTCGTTTAATCAGCACAACAAATCGTCCAAAGACTTGTACAAGTCGGAGGACTCCACATTCGACAAAGTGCTGGGCGCGTTAGCGTTCATTGCTTTTGTCGTAATAGTAGCCCTGTCTGGATGTGTTGAGGCAGATCCTATCCCAACCCCAACACACAAGGTGGCCGTATGAATTTAGATGATATGGAGTCACCTTATATTTCAGCCGTTAAAACCGACATCATGCGTACGCTAAAGCGTACCGGGTGGGTGCCACCATCAGAAGATAAAGAGTATCAAAAACGCTGGGAATACTACCGATCTATTGCTTTTTTAAATGAAAGGAAACTGAAGTGAACACACAACTAGAACATGTAATGAACCACCTTAAATCTCGTAGACGCACAGGCATTACCAGTTGGCACGCCATTGAGTCTTATGGCATCACGCGCCTAGCGCATTACATCCATCAGCTGCGCTCTTGTGGCTGGCAGATTGAGGATCAGTACGAACACGATCCAGATAGACCGAGCCATAAGTGGAAACGCTATTGGCTTAAGAAAGCGCCAACTATGGCTGCCATGAAGAGGGCAAAATGATGGATTACTCTGAATACTTGTTACGCATTGACAAACTCATGCGACTAATGCACCAGGCCGCACAAGCAAATAACAACGAGGCCGCAAGTGACATGGCCGCCGAGGTAGCGCGTTACGCTATCAGCCTGTCTGCATACTTTGAATCTAAAACCGAAACGGAGATTTGATATGGTAGGAAAAGTCACGCCAAACGATATGCTCTCAGCCAGCCGATTACCAGCGGTCTGCGGTATGAGCGTGTATCGATCGCCCAACGATGAGCTGCTCTCATCAATTGATAGTATCAATGGTATATCACAGGCTGATATATCTAACGAGGCCATGCGGTGGGGTAATACGATGGAGCCTACAATTTTGCTGGAGGCCGCAAACAGGCTGAACTGCAAGGATCTAAACATTGATTACCATACGCCATTCTTTCACGATAAGTGGCCTCTCAGCTGCTCTTTAGATGGCACAGCGTACGGCAAGGGTCAGACCATTGTCAGCGATCCAGATAATGGTATCTATGTGGTTGGCAAGGACTCGATCACGCTTGATGGTATGGGCGTGCTGGAGGCCAAGCTAACCTCAATGCCAGCTGAGGATGTGCTGCCTTTGTATCGTGGGCCTATACAGTTGCAAGCCCAGATGTCAATCATGAAAGCTGGTTGGGGCGCGGTATGTACGCTCTACCAGGGTACGCAGTTGCGGATCTTTTTGTTTGAGCCGCATTTGCCCACAATACGGCTCATCGAAGAGATATCTAAGACATTCCAGGACAAGATAGATCGGTATATGAATACAGGCGAGATCGATTACTACCCACCAATTAATCCAAAGGATGCCGCAAGGACTTGGGCATCAGGCCC